CTTGTAGGAGTACTTCCCCTCTGACCAACGCTTCGCCCATCCCGCGCGAACCATCCTCCGGAGATTCTCCGTGCGCGCTTTTGCGGAGATGTTACCGACGTGCCGCTCGTCGAGCTCGGTCGGCGCGGATGGTATGTCCGTGTTCCAGATCGTAATCCTGTACTTCCCCGCGGCGTCGAGGAAGAAGCTCCCGAGGCACGACCGCATGAGATCGGAGGCGAAGCCGAGTGCTTCCTTGAAGTCGTACACCGGGAGGCCGACCCTGTAGATTTCTGCCTCGGCCCTCGATGCCGCAAGTTCCGTAGCGTCCCAGGTTCCGGTTGGATCCACGATCTCAGCGATCTCCTTCACGACGTCGACCGGGTTCTGGATGAGAACCGTCCCGGAGCAGAAGCCGTGCACGTCGGCGGTGACCGTGTTCCCGACCGCGAAGAGCGAGGTGGAAAGGGTGAAGCTCCCCGTCGCGGCATCGGAGCTTGCCGGCGTAACGGCAACGCCGTTCACGTAGACTGCATCGATAGACTGGAGCGGGTGCAGGGAGGTGTCCGCGGCCTTGAAGGAATGCGTTCCCGTGGCTGCCGCGGCCGTAGTGCACACTACCGGGAATGCCTTCACCGTCCCCCACACGAGCGGAACCACGGCGCCTATATCTACATCGCCCAGGTTGGGGTAGTCGGCTAGCTCGAACGTGTGAACGTAGAGGCTTTCCTTCCACTTCCCGCGCGCGTCCTCGAAGGCCAGGTCGAAGAGCTGCATGCCGAGGTTCTTCTCCGTTATGAGCCCGGAGAACATCTCCTCGTATTCGGAGTAGGGAAGCTCTCCTCCCCCAAGCCGTATCGTGATCCGGCGGTTGTTCCAGCACCAGGTCTCGGAGATTTCGTCGAAGAGCGCGTCGGCGTTGGAGAGCGAGACCGTCCCGTCAGAGAGGATCGACACGCCCCAGAGCGGGTCCTCCTTCTGCTGGTTCATGACGGGTACCGAGAGAATCCGCCCCTCGTAGAAGTAGCCGTCGAGCGCGATGTCCTTCGTCGCGTAGCGAAGGAGCACCGTCAGAGCGTAGACATGGTCCTCTGGGTTTCCGCTCGACGGCGATAAGTAGAAGCGGTTCCCGAGCACCGCCCACTCCCCGGCGGACAAGCTCCCTGGAACGTCAACCCCCGTGAGCGCGACGCCGTCCTCCGTTACCGACTCGATCTCGAGCTCCCCGACTTCGCTTGAGTAGATCGAGCCCGCGACGAGCGTCCACTCCGTCACCTGGACCGCTGGCCGAACTTCGACAAGGAACACCTTCTCCGAGGCTGGCTCCGCCATCAGGTCCGCGAAGGTTCCGACCGACATCAGGGCTGCTCCCGGAAGACGAGCGGCGACAGCGTATAGCCGTCCGCCTTCCCGAACCGCGTGAACCGCGCCTCGTCGTTCACGAGGTACCCGAAGACCGTCGAGCCGTTCCAGTCCGAGTCGAACGCGATATAGAACACGCGGTCGTTCCGAACCCGCTCGAGGAGCGTGCGGTAGTTCGCAAGCGTGGCCGCGTTTATGCTCGAGTCCAGGAGGTCCGGCTGGATCGTGTACTCTTTCAACGGCTCGGTCTCGTCTAGATAGCTCACTCCCCCGCGCGAGATGAACGGCGACGCGCGGAACCGGTGGGCCTTCTCGGCGTAGCTCACCGTCGTGTCGAGATGGTACTGCGGCTGGAAGTAGGGCCCGAGCCAGAGCTTGCCGATCTGTAGCTCCTCGTTCCCGGCGTCAGGGATGTGTAACTGCGCGGCGCGGCAGACCACGGTCGAGGAAAGGAAATGCACCGACCGCCCCTGGGTCACGGCCAGCGAGGTATCAAGGAATCCGTGGGACAGTGAGCTGTTAGCCTGCAGCTTTCGCATCTGCGCAACGGTTCGGTAGTCGAGGTGAAGAATACGCGGGAGCGCGGAGAGTAACCCGCTCGCCGCCGCCTCCGTCGCAACGCCGAAACAGGTTACGTCGGAGAGGTTCCCGGAGTACAGCGAGAAGTGCTCCACGAATCCGTGTGAGTCCGGAAAGGTAACCCACGCCTGTCGGCCGCGCGAGACCGCCGGGGTCTTGTAGGTATACGCCTTGTCCCATTGGTCATCCGTAGCGAGGCCGCTTGATCCGGGGAAGATAGCGACGCGCCCCATGAGGCCGCTTTGTCCTCCGGAGAGATCGAGGCTCGCGACAATCCGTAGTGGCTGCCGGTGCGAGCCAATGTTGCTCGCCTCGGTGTAGAGGCTATCGACAGATAGCTCCGCGTCGGCAAGATCGGAGTCACTGTACGAGTAATGCAGCCACCACAATTGCCTGTCTACTGGGTACAGCGCCCCGGGGTAGAATCGGATAGCACGGGTGTTGGCGTCGCAGATCTGGAAGATGTACGACCCGCCAAACCCTCCCCCTCCGGGGATCGGCGTGTCGGGTACCAGCACCTTTATCCTTGCGTCGATTGTAACCTTCTCTGGAAGCGTGCAGGAGTATGAAGAGATCTGCGGAGCGAGGTTCGCAATCGTTCCGGGAAACTGATTCTCATTCGCCCCTTCGTAGTACGGAGCTCCGACCCTGGCTACCGAAGCATCCTTCGACAAGAGGGCCTCGGAGAAGTACGCCGTCCCGGATCCGTTTTCGTCCGATGGGTAGAACCTCAGACGGTGCTGGTGGGCTACGGTGCACGTCCTCGTTATGCAGAGAACTCGAACCGTATTGTCGTCGAACCAGTCCGCGTGAGAGAGAAAGCCGGACCGCGCGGTTACGATCTTCCCGGCGAAATCGACGAGCACGTCGAGACGCGCGCTAAGGCTTGTCACGTCGACGAGCTTTGCGACCACGCGGGTGCTATCCTTTCCGCGAGCCGCCAAAAAAGTCACCGGACCGTTGGCCTGCACAATGTTCGCCGAAAGCGCCTTCGAGACGTTTCCTGTATACCCAGCGGCTGTCTGCTTCACCTCAGACAGCCAGTGCCCGTTGAAGCGGTATCCCGGAACACGGCACACGACCCCCGACTTCGTCCAGGACACCGCGCTCATGTTCTGCGAGTCCGATATGACATTCGAGTAGGACATCCTCCAACCCTGACCGAGCTCGCGCTGGTAGAGGCCGTGGGCGTGGGTTGACGTCGCGAAGGTTCGGAGACGAACCACGCTCCCGGACTTCAGGTTGTGACCGTCGACGACAAACGCATTGCCAGACAGCGGACTGGTTCCGGCCGACACGGTTACCCAGTGGTTTTGCGACCACGTGGGGAAGGCTGGATAGGGTGCCGGCGCAACGCCTCCGCCGGTATCGGCGTGGTCTTGCCCGTGAATCGCGCCGAGGTTCTCCTGTACGTTGGCTTCGTTCGGGACCGACCCCCAGAAGCGCGCGAACGACTGCGCAAGACCAGTCTGTACGGTCTCGAACTTGTAGGTGTGGTAATTCCCGTAATTGTAGAGGCCGGAGCGATCCCAGGAGCACGACTTCATCCCGGAGACCATCAGGTCAATCACGACCGACGCGAGGCCGCTGTTAGAGTACTCCCCCGCCGGAACCCGCTGCACGAGGCAGCTCTTCGCCGTCGCGCCGGAGTAGTACGTCCAAGAGAGAAGGTCGTTGAAGCCACTCGCGATGACGGCCACCCCCGCCTTCGTCCTCCAACCTCCGCGGCGCGTCGAGCGCATGGCGGCCGTGGGGCCGTTGGATCCCAGCGCGCCCGAGTACAGCACAACCGTCCCCTCCTTGAGAGAGTCGTGGTAGAGGAAGCGGGTGTAGCTCACGAAAGTGCTCCTATCGCGCGGGGGTTGATCCGTAGCCTGCCGCGGTCGCTCTCCTCGGTCAAGTACGGCACGACGGCGCGCGCGATGACCCGACCGTCCAACACGATCTGCACCTCTCCGGGCGTAACGGAGAATCCGCTTGCGGCGCCAAGCCCCGCGTTGATCCGCTGGAGGAGATCTAGATTGTCTGCCGTTGCGCGGCGGTTGACGATGAACTCGCCGGCCGACACGCGGACCAGGTTACGATCCACACCAGGCGCCCCCTCGAGCATTCCCCCTCCGGCGGCGGCCGGAATCTCTACTGGGTACCGCTCATCGTACTCGGCCATCGCCGTTTTCCACCACTCGTTGATCTGCTCCTGCGGTATCCCGGCCCCCTGGAAGTACTCATACATATCGGTGAGCTCACGGAGCGCCGCCTCGGCTTCGGTCATGGTCTCCTGCTGGAAAGCGTACTCCGGCGAGGCTTCGTACTGCTCCTGCTTTATCCTTCGCGCCTCGGCCAGGTACCAATCCCAGATGTCCTCCTCGGAGGATACCTCGTTCTTCATGAAGTACGACCTCTTCGCGGCTAGATCCCGAAGCGCGTTCTCGTATTGATCGTTCGACGATTCGAGCCATTCCTCCTGTGCCGCTTCCTTGTCGTCCTCGAGCTCCTGCAGCTTTGCCTTCGCGGCCTCTTCGGCTGAAGCGCGGCCGGAGAGCACTCCGGAGGTGAGGGCGATGAGGCCGGAGGCGGCGATGAGCGCGATACCGAGCGGAAGGTTCGCGGCGATGACCGACAGACCGGCCTGTAGTAGTAGCTGGGGGAGCATCTTCATGATTACGTCCCCGAGATTCTCTAGCCCGATTGCAACCGACGCGCCGATGCTCTTCGCCTCCCCGAGGGCCTCCCCGAGATCGTACACGGCGTCGAGGAGGTTGTCTTTGAGGGCCCCGCCTACGCTTTCCCAGATTCCGTTCAGCGTGGTCTCAAGCTTCTTCGCGTGCTTCGATGCCGAGGTCTCCTCTTCCGCGAAGAGCTTCTCCTGCTCTGACTGGTACCAGGCCTCGACCTCCAAGAGGTTTATCCCGGCGTCGACGTAACCCTGGCGCCGCCGCTCAAGCTCTTCGAGAGCCTTCTCGGTATCGCTGAGGAGGAGCGCGTGGAACTCGGCGCTGGCCTTGTCCCGGATCTGCTTCTGCTCCTCCGCCGCCTTCCGTTCCGCGTCGAGGCGCGCGTTGGTCGCCTCCACGAACGCATCGTAGTAGTCCTCCTCGCGCTTCTTCCTCGCATCGAGTACTTCCTGCCCGAGCGCCGCCTCTTCCGTTGCGGCTGCCTGGCGCGCTTCCCATTCGTCCTGGAGCATCTCAAGGGTAGCTTGCTCGGCCTGCGCGTCGATCTCCTTCTTCTTGTTGAACCGCGCAAGGTACTCATCGTGCAGCCTCTGTGACTTTGTGCGCTCGCCCTCGTAGAACGTATGCCGAGCCGCCTTCTCGTTCGCCTCGCCATCAGCAATGCGCGCCTTAGCCTCTGCGGCGAGCCGCTCGGCGGCTGCCGTCTGTTCCTTGACCGCGCGCTCGGCGCCGGCGACCACGGCTTCATAGTTGTCGAGCTCCGCCTGGAGTATCTCCTCGCCGCGCTTCTCGGCTTCCTTCTGGAGCTTGTCCTGTCGATCCCTCTCCTCGTCCGCAAGCCGCTTCCGCTCGGCGTCGATGAGCCCGGCGTAGTAGATGACGATTCGTACGGTGTCGGCACCGACGGCTTCCGCCGCCGCGATCTCCTTGTCGCGCCGGTACTCGATGAGACGGATGGAATCGAAGAGCTGCTCCGCGAGCTTGTCGGCGTACTCGTCTTCGAGCCGCGCCTTCTGCTCAAGCCGAGCCTTCTCCGCGGAAGCGGCTTCCTCGGAGGCCTGCGCGGCCTCGGCCGATATCTCCATCGTTTCGACCGTCGCCGCCGCCTGTGCTCGCTCGGCCGCCAGACGTTCCTCGGCCGCCTTCTTCTCCGCCGCGCGTGTTTCCTCCCGCTTCGTCTGAAGATCCAGAAGGAGAGTAAACGCCTCGTCGCGCTCCTCGCGGATCGCCTCCTTTACCCCCTCGACCTCGACGCCGACGAGAGCCCCGGCCTTCTTCGCCAGCGGCATCACCCAGTCCGTGAGCATAGAAGACCAGGTCGTGAGGAACGACGGCGTCAATAGCTCGTTGTTCAGGTCCTCGATGGTCTCGTTGACGTTGGAGATCGCGCGCTCCAACTCGTCCATCGAAGGCGCCGCTTCGTCCGCCACCTTGCGCGCTTCCCGCAGGGTAGCGTTCATGTCGTCGCCGTGCCGCTTCGCGCTCATAACCGCCGAGCCCAAGAGCCAGGCCGCCGTCGTCACGAGCCCGATGGGCCCGAGCGCGGCGCTCGCGTTGATCCCGAGGAGTGACATGCCGGAGGCGAACGCGGAGAGGAGCTTCGGGAGACCGAAGATCGCGGCGCCGAGCGCGACCGCTACCTCCTTCCACTCGAAGAGCTTCGCGATGACGTTCCCGGCGATCTCGATTATGTTGCCGACCCGCTCCCCGAAGCCTTCGATGCTTCCGAAGGAGTCGACTATAGCGGCCCGCACGTTCTCTAGAGCTTTAACCAGGCTCGGCATGAGACCGGTGCCGAACTCGATCGCGACGACCCGGAGAGTCTCGCGCATCTTGTTGAGCGTGTTGTCGAGGGATCCACTCCGCTTCTCGAAGGCAGCCTGCGCCGGCGACCCCTCGGCCATGATGCTGTTGAACTTCGCGACCTCGGTGTTCATCGCTCCGGCCGCGTTAACAACACCCATAAGCCCGCGCACGTTCGGGAACAGCTTCGCGAGCACGTCCGGCGGAAGCTCCCCTAGATCCTCCATGACCGCCTGGAAGCCGCGGGACTTGATCGCCGCCGCGTCCATCTCGATCCCGAGGCTGCTGGCGAGCTTCGCGGCCTTGTCGCTCGGGTCGAGCATCGCCGTGAGAGCGCCCTTGACCTGAGTCACGGCCTCGGCCGCCGGTACGCCGTTCCGCGTGATGATCGAGACCATCGCGGTGAGCTCCTTGAGGGAGACACCGCACACGGCCGCCAGCCGCGCCACGTCGCCGATCTGCGAGGCCAGCTCCTCGTACGTCATCTTTCCGCGCAGGACCGACGTGAAGAGGATGTCCGAGATCGCCGCGGCGTCCTCGGCGCTCATCCCGTAGGCATTTATGATCGAGGTGAGGGCATCGGCCGCAACCGCAGTGGTAGTGAAGCCGCCGCGAGCGGCCTTGGTAGACTCCTCGAGGAGCCCCATGGCATCCTTGGCCGGGATCGTCGCGGAGAGGATATCGTAGAGGCCGCCGGCAAGGCTCTCGGTGGTCTCGCCGTAGTCCTGCGCCATCTGCAGGAGCCCATCGCGGAACCGCGGGAGGTAGTCAGTGGCGGCCCCTACGAGCTGGGTGTTGACGAGCCGGAGCTGGTCGTCGAACTTCGCCGTCTCCGAGATGATCGCCTTGAAGGTAATACCGGCAAAGGCGGCGATGATCGCGGTCTTCAACTGCCCGAACCCGGCGCGCACGTTGTCGGTGACGGTCAGCGCTTCCTTCTGCGCCCCGCTCAACCCCTTCGTGTACCCCGTCTTGTCCAGGACCAGCCGCGCGACCAGGTCGCCGACCGTGATTTGCGTCGCCATCCTACATGCTCCACAGTCCGTGCTCGATCAGCCAACCCTCGATATCGTCGCCGTCCCCTCCAGTATCGGCCGTTCCCGGAGCGGGCGCGACGGCAGGCTGTGACGCCTTGACGAACCGCACCTTGTAGGCTTTTGCGAGTATCTCCGTTGTCCGCATGAGGGTGGCGCCGGGGGATTTCCCATCCGCCCCGCGCCGGAGGAGCTCGTCGATCATCCGCAGCGACAGCTCCTCATCGATCTTCCCCACCGTGTAGGCGGGGTAGGCGCACATTACGGCATGGTAGATTTCTTCCCAGGGGGTGTCGGCGACGGAGGATCGCTTGGCGGCCGGAGCGGCCTCGCTCCCATGATAGGAGCTGCCAAAGATTCCAAGAGCTTCCCGAAGAAAGGGATCAGCCACTCCATACGGTTCTGGGTGGCGACCTCCTGCCCGATCTCCATGATGTCACCGATGGTGACGTTGTCCTCGAACCACTCGACGGAGACTGGCTCGTAGCCCTCGTTCCGGTACGCAAAGATCGCGTTGAAGAATCCCGTGAGCTCAGCGAACAGGCTCCCGCCGTAGAGACCGATCATCTTCTCGAGGGGCATCTTGGCCGCCTCCGCGCGGCTCTTCGGCGCGCCCTTCAGCCCCTTCAGCCGGTCGCCCATCTGCACCACCGACAGCGTGAAGCGCTTGATCTGCCCAACCGCCATCTCGTGCATTAGGAACCGTCTCGTGCCGAGCGTGAACTCGGTGACCTCGCGCGACAATTTCTTCCGACGAGAGTACTCGGTCGTCGAAGCCTCTGCCCCCATGATCTATCACCTCCTGCAACGGAATGTAGGGCATCTCGTCCTCGGCTATCAAGCCCAGCGGACTACAGTTGAAGAGCTGCCCGCGGTCCAGCGACCATACCATGAACAGCGCCAGCTTGTATTCGATTTGCTCGTCGAAGGTGAAGAGCCCGTTGCCGACGTCGTATATGCGCTCGCGCCCGGCCGGAGGTTGCGGCGATGGGATCCGAAGCCACGGGTCCAGCGGGTTGCGGCTGTCCCACTCGGCGCGCACCGTGCACTGCCCACCCCTGGCGTAGTCCGCGACATAGCGCCGCACGGCCCACGGGCGCGTGTAGAAGGAGCAGCGGTAGCGCTGCCGCGTGAAGGCGAAGTCCATCCCCACGAGGAAGATCGGCCCGTACCCCATGAACCATGCGGCCTGCACGAGGTTGTTCGACGTGCAGCCCGCGTTCATCAGGGATACCCCGATCTCTGGGTAGAGCGACGGCAGCATCTCGTCAAACCACTGCATGCCCTCATACCCCATGGTGTAGTAGAGGCGCGGCCACCGGCGGCGCCGCCAGAGGTTGATGACGCTCGGCTCGGAGCAGGGATTCGTGAGGAGCGTCGAGCCTCTCCAGTCGTGGCCGTAGAGCTGCCCGTACACACTGGCGCCAGCGTCGAACACGCCGATGTAGTCCGGGCGCCGGCCGAACCGCGCCGCACACTTCGCGTTACTCCCCGTCGCGAACAGCGCCCCCTTCCAGTCCCGAAGGAGAGGCAGCGCGTTGTCGAGTGATGGCCCGGAGCCGAGAACGATAGCGGGGCCGCGCCAGGCCCGCACGATGCTCCGCGTCTGCATGTTGACGCGCGCGCGGGAAACCAGGCTACGGTCGGCGTGCTTGAAGTCGCGCTTTATCCCCGGGAAGTTGACCGCGGTGTTCTGCGCCCACCGTTGCCGCCATGCCTCCCAGACTCCCTGGTTGCGGTCCTTCGTGGAGACGACCAGGCGGCTCTCCCGGATTATCTCCATGTCAGGCGGTCGGCGGCGTCTCACCACTAGGCTCGGCCGCAACCAGTGCAGCGGCCTCCCCGGGACTTACCGGAGCCATCACCGGAGCCTCGAGCTTACCGAACACCTCGCTGGCCTTTTCCCGAATCTTCTCACGGCTCCACCGGAGGTGCTCGAAGCCAGCGCCCTGCTGTCGCACGACCTGCTCGAACGGCGCGCGCGGAATGTCATCCTCGGAGATCGCCCCGGTGTAGGAGCAGTTCACCATGAAGGTGGCGTCGATAGACCACACCGCGAAGAGCCCGAGCTTGTACTCGATCTGCTCCTCGAAGGTGAGGCGGCCGTCGCCAAGGTCGAAGAGGAAGTCCCGCGACTCGTCCGGCTTCGGCGCCGGCACCTTTACCCAGGGGTTCAGCGGGTTCCGGGATTCCCACTCCCAACGCATCCCGGGCGTTCCGTGCTTGTCGTAGTCCCCGATATAGCGGTGAACGCTCCACGGCCGGTCGTAGTAGTCGCAGCGGGCTTTGAAGGGAGTGAACGAGAAGTCGACACCGACGAGGAAGATCGGCGAGTACCCCATAAACCAGGCCATCTCTACCAGGTTGTTCGAGGTGCATCCCGCGTTCAGGATCGAGCAGTGTACCCAGGGATACATGAGCGGAACCGTCTCCTCGAACCAGAGATGGCCCTCGTGGAGCTGGAGGTAGTATCGGCGATCCCATCCGTGTCGGATCCACCAGCGGAGCAGCGCGGGGTCGACGGCGGGGTTCGTAAGGAGCGTTGTGCCCTTCCAGGACTGACCGCGGAGCTGGTTGAGAACGGTCTCCCCCGCGTCGAAGACGCCGATGAAGTCCGGGCGCCTCCCGTATCGCGCGGCAACCTTGGCGTTGCTGCCGCAGGCGAAGAGCCCGCCTCTCCAATCCCGGAGAAGCGGCGCGGCCTCGTCGAGCGAAGGCCCGGAGCCGAGAACGATAGCGGGGCCGCGCCACTCGCGTACCAGCTCGTCCCTTTCGTTGAAGCGTGCCAGGGTAGGAAGGGAGCGGTTCAGGCGCCGGTAGTCCCTGCGAATCGGAATCCGGTTCTCGGAAACGTTCTCGACCCATCGCGCCATCCACCCGTTCATCACGGATGAATCCCGGTCCTCGTGCGGCTGCTGGAGCCGCTCCCCCCTCACGATTGCTTGTGCCATGAGGGGGGAGTATAGCGGGTTAGGCTTCCTTCGACCAGTAGAAGAGCTGCCGTCCGGCGGGCTGCGTCATGTCGCCCAGGACGTGGAACGTCATGGGGATACCGCCGAACTCCGACGCGATGTTGATGGAGAACTCCGACGCGCCGATCTTCTTCGCGCGGTAGGCATAGAACTGGAGGATTTTGCCGTTCGTCAGGTAGTGCACGAGCCGGAGCGGGGCCTCCCAGTCCGCGAGCTTCCCGCCGGTGAACACGCGGCTCACCGTCCCGGTCTTGTTGTACTCGACGATGACGGTCTCACCATCCGCGATGGCCCCGGCGCCGATCCGCTTGATCGAGCCCACGCTCGCCGTCCCGGTCCAGTCGGTGCCCTTCGTGTACTCCACCGTCAGGTCGTTCTTCCACACCTGGACGGTCCCGGAGACGTAGGTCGCCTTACCAACGGTAGCCGCGGCGGTCCCGGAGAGCTTGATGTCCTCCTTGCGCCGCAGGACCGTGGAGGTGCTCGCCTGGTAGTTCGTGGTATCCAGCGTCGTCGCCGACGCCAGAGACATGGCCTGATCGTAGAGGTAGCGAAGACGGCTGAGGTTCAGGTCGTTGATGACCAGGTCGAGCTCGCACGTCTGCTTCGTGACGCGGGAGATGACGTTCAACCCGACTTCCTCGATCGCGCCCTGAACGGTCTCCTTGTTGTACCGGACGGTGACGCCGGTCTTGACGAAGCCGAGCTTCTTGTCGCCCCAGTAGGCATAGCAAGGCCCGATGGGGATTGCCGTGGCCGCATTCTCACTCATGCCGTCCTCCTGCGGTGGACAATGAACTCGTCCACCCGACCGTAGCACGCCAGATCATCGTCATACGTGCAAGGGATCGGGGTCGCCGTGTGAACCAGGTTCGCATCCGTCCCTACCGCCTTCTGGTGAAGGAGGTGCACGATCCGCTCGGCGATCTGGTCGAACGTGTCCTCGGTTGCCCAACTGGTAACCCGCAAGACCGTCGCCCCGATATCTAACTCGCTTTCACCATCGGCATTTCCGGCGGCGGGGCTCACTACCACTTGCGGGATAGTGGGCTTCTCCGGAGGTTGGGGGTAGAAGATCTGGTGCGGCTCTGCCGTTGGGTTCCCGAGGAGTACCATGAGCTCGGTGTCGGCGGCGAGCAGCGTTCGCATTGCGATGATAACCGTCCTCATCTCACGCTCCCTCTGATGGCCCGGAGCACCCCAAGGCCCATTACCTTCAGCGCGTCCTTCTTCGTATCGTTCAGCGCCGGGAGGAAGAAAGGGTATGCCTTGGCATTCACCGTGCCGAACTCCACCGCTGCGGCATAGTCAGTGAGGCCGTCGCCGGCGTGGATGAACTGGATGATGCGGTCGAAGAAGGCCTGCGTCTCCCCAATCCGCATGCTGTTAACGAGCTTCCCCGTCCAGGTATAGAACCGCTTGTAGGGGTGGGCCTTGCGCTCCGACTTACTTGCCGGGCGCGGGTGGTCGGCTTTTGCGCGCGTCACTACCAGGTTTCCTGCCATCTGCATGGCCTGGATCAACTCCGGGTGCTGGTCGAGGTGCTGGAGGCGGGACAGGTTCTCGATCAGGTCCAAGGTAGTCCTCCACGCGGTATACGGCCCCCGCGATCGTGATTACGTCCTCACCGCGGCCCCGCGCGCTTATGAAGTGCTGCAGGGTAAGGTTCTCCGGGAGCGTCTTGTTCATACTCGTGCCTCCACCATCTCGACGTCAAGCTCCTTGTGCCCTTCATAGGGCCGAACGCGGAGCACCTCGTAGAAGTCGTTCGCCCCCGTGACGTAGAGCCGATCCCCGGAGAGCACGGTGGAAGTCTGCGGGCAGTAGACGGTATGGGTCGCGCGGGCGATCTCCCCCTTCCCGAGCCTCTCGTACTCGGCCCGGGTGTTGATCTTGGGGTCGATGAAGACCGCAAGAGTCGTGATGAGGCTCGCCGTGATCTTTGGCGTGGCGCGCGTGCTGCTATAGCCGGGAACGGGGCGCTTGACCATGACCGTGGTCCCGCCGCCATCGGCTATCAGGGCTACCGTGTCGGCTGCCTTGCTCATGGCCAGGGGTCCCCGATCTCTTCGGTGCGCTCGCTGCCGTCGTCCTCGTAGCCGTAGGCGATCCCGGCGATGTCCTCGTAGGGTATGAGGGTTTCGTCGGCCTCGGCGGCGTACTGCGCTCGGAGGGCGGTGAGGGCCTCGAGCGCTTCAGTCTTGGAGACCGTCTTGGAGCCGAGCTTATAACTGGTGATGTTGGCGAAGTCGGCGAGCAGGGTGTCAATCAGCCCGTCGATCTTCGCCACCATGTCCGCGGCAGTAGGCATCGCCTACCCCGCGCTATCAGGAACCGCCGGACGAGAGGATGACGTACCGGTTGGTCAGGGCTCCGCATCCGCCCATGAGCCGGGCCTTCCAGCAGTATGCCGCGTCCCGCTTGAACTCCTGCTCGTTCCCGGGCTTCGCCTGGAAGGTCTGCAGGGGGAATACCTCGGTGTAGACGAACTGCTTCCGGAAGGCTCCCAGCGCCCAGTAGGTCGCGCCGCGGAGATTCGTTACCCACGAGGTGGCGATGGGCCGGAAGCGGTTCTGCATCGGGTTCTTCACGCCCGAGCTGAACGACGCGATGACCGTTCCCTGGGAGCCGTAGAGCTTCTCGGCGACAGAGCGCCGGGAGGGGCTCACGAGGAGCTCGGTCGCCTCGGCGGAGATCGGGTTCCCCTTCTCGTCCTTCGCGGCGGAGAGCTTCACGAGCGCGGCGTCCAGGTCGGTCTCGTCCGCGAGGTTGTCCGCGATCAGGCAGTCGAACGTCCCCGTGGAGAACGGGTCGGCGCTGGTCGCGCTGTAGAGCGTGGTCGCCGTGCCCTTCGGCCGCCATGCGGCCTGCACACCGGCGTTGGTGTAGCCGAGGATCGCCTTCATGATGATCGAAGTCTTGGTCACCCGGGCGAGCTCCCCGAGCTGGTTCGCGCGGTAGACGAGCTGGCCGGTCTGGTCAAACTTGACCATCTCCTCGCTCAGCGCCAGAAGGCGGCCGTACTTCTGGTTCCAGATCTTGTGGTACTTCTCGCCGACTTCCCCTTCGGTGTAGTCGACGAGCTCCTCGACGGCCTCGAGCCCATCGGCGGCGGTGAAGCCCACGACGGTCTCGTCCTTCACCGAGGAAGGGATCGTCCGCACGAGGCTATCGGCGAAGTCATCCTCCCGGGCGTAGGCATCCTGCACGACCTTGGAGATGAGGGCGCCCGTGATCATCGGGAACGCGGTGGAGTCCATCGCTTCCTTGAACACGGCCTCCGAAATCTTCGCCTGAGAGACGAGG